CTTGTGGGCTTCGATCTCGCGAGCCTTGAGGAACGCGTTGGTCATGTCTGACATCGCAGCGGCTGGGAGGTTGCGCTTGTGAGCCACCTCGAACACAGGGGTCAGGATGGCGCCGTCTTCCTCGCCCAGCACCAGACCGTCCTCGAGTGTTAGCTTGTAGTCTGCTGCGACAGCAGGGACGTCGTTGGCGGTGCGCCAGTCAGCCATCTGCTCGTCGGTGGGGTTCTCAGGCAGGCCGTTGGAGATCTCACCCGTGCGGATCCGGTCCTGCGCGCTGAAGTAATTCTTAGCCAGTGTGCCCGGATCCAGCACGCGCTCGAGTTGACCGGCGCGCTTGGTGGCGTCGTCACCCTCGAAGCCTGCAGCTGAGATCAGGTCGCTACGCCACGTATCGGGGGCATCGGCAAAGTAGTTGGCCGGTACCGCTGCGTCGGGTACCGCTGCGTCGGGTGTTGGGGTTGCGTCGGGTGCTGGTGCTAGTTCTGGGGCTGCATCACTCATCTTGTTTACCTGCTGGGAGTTTAGTGTACTTAAGCAGCTGCTGACCTACGTATGCGCGTCCTGCGAGAAACGATGACTGGTCAAAGCTGCCGGGGATGTAAGGCATATCGAATGCCCGGGATAATTTCTTTATGACGACCTCGAGCACCAGCACCTGCTGATCAGCAGACGCCTCGCCCTTGGCCAGCATCTTGATAGCCACATGCTCTTGCTTGGTGAGCCGTGCGACGTCGAAGGCCTGTGGTGCGTCAAGCATGGGCCGTGTCCTTCAGCATCGTCGAGGCCTTGGCCTTCGTGACCATGCTCCCGTACAACGGGGAGGACAGCCTTTGGGCGATGGTCTTCAACGCAGCGCGACGCTCGTTCCGCCCACAATCGGCGAACGCTTTGTACTCAGCCGAATGGGCGAGCAGCTCCTCTTCGAACCTGAAGCTCGTGTCGTGCAGGTACCTGTGCCACCACTGCTCAACACCAATGGTGTCCTGTCGCGTGGAGTGCATGGTCTCGTGGGCAACGAGCGGCTCGGACAATGGTGTGTTGGAGCTGACATAGATCACATCGCCGTAGCAGAAGATGATCCCTGTCTTTCTGGCACTGGGGAACACCGCTGCTATCTGGTCGAAATTGGGAGGTCTCTTGCCATATTCAATCTTCACGCTACGGCCTCCTGAGCGCTTGTAGCGGCTTGTGCGGCGCTATCTACCATCTCGATAGCCTGTGCAGCCTGCTGCGCCTGAGCGTCGGCCTCACGGCCCTCCATGACGGATTCAACGCTGTTGAGCCACTTGGTAGGTGCACCGATGCCTGATATTGCGTCGCGGATCGCTTCGTCGAAGTCCACATTCTGCACGACGCCTTGGTCGTATTCCGCAGCTTCGCTGAGCAGTCGTGACATCTGGGAGAACCGTGTCGCTTTCTCTTCCTCCTGACTCGCGGTCAGTGGTGAGGTGAACTCGAACTCCACGTCCTGATCGACCAGCGACTCGGGGATGTCGTACTCTGACCCCAGCATGCCCATGGACATTGCCAGCTCGAACGCTGTCTCACATAGACTGCCGTTGTATTCAGCCTCGATGGGAGCGAACAGCGGCAGGTTCTCACGCCGGTATTGCTTCATGCGCTCAGCAACCTCGTACGCAGTCATCTCGTGCGTGGTCGGTGGCAGGGTGATCTTGTTCAGGTAGAACGCGCTGCTGAGCACCTCGACGATGCCCTGCCTCATGTCCGCACCGATGGGGAAGCCGCCGCGGTCCTGCTGCAGCGTGCGCAGCGAGGCGCCCAGCTTCTCATCGTATTCCTTGTCGACCCATGTGATGCCGTCGGGGGTGAGGTCCACGTCACCGCGAACGACCGCCGATGTGGCAATGATGGGTGGTCTGGCGTAGCGCTCGCTGGCTTCAAGCAGCGTGTGCGTCATGGCCTGCAGCGATCGTGCGTCCGGTAGCCCAACCACGGTGGCGGGTGAGTAGGCGTAGGGGGATCCTGCGATCGTCTGGAACCGCGGCACCACGTACATGAAGTGGTTCATCGGGACGTCTTCGATCAGGTGGTTGTGCCCCTTGTCGACGAAGATGCTGACCCAAGGGTGCTTCTCGGTCATCTGGTCGTCACCGTACATACTGGTGGGGATCACAATGTGGTAGATGTCCGCCTCTTTGAACGGTGTTTGCTTGGCGTTCTTGACGATGGTGGGGTGACACGCGTCACCGAAGATGTTGACCAAGTCGACGTACGTTGGCTTCCACTTACGGACCAACCCGCCGACCTGACCGTTCTCGTCATCGAACCATGCGCAATCGCGCAGGTGCCAGTTGCGGAACAGCAGGCCGTCAGCCTTGCGGTTGCGCTCCACTGAGATCACACATTGGCCGAAGGTGGCGTAGTCGTGGTCGCCCTCCTTGGTTGAGCGTACGAAGTTAGCGCTACGGGTGTCGATCAGGCGCTTGAGGCGCTTGGTGGACCACTCGAGCCACTGGTTGCCGGCGTGGTCTGCCTCACCGTTGATGTCGATCTTGAACCAGTCACCGTCGCGCAGCATGGCGCTGAATGAGTTGGCAAGGTCTCGGCGCACCAGTATCGGGTACGAGTCGACAAGCGAGTCACTCAGCTCCTGCCCGACGTTGCGGGTTATCGTGAAGTCAGCGCGCTCCGGGTAGAAGTGTTCGGACAGCGTCTGCCACAGGGATACCAGCGGCCACTGGCGCTCGAACAGGTGGCTGCCCAGCCCACATAACTCGGTGACATCCTTCTTAGCCAAGGTTGGATTCCTGATTCAGCACGGTGGATGAGCGACCGGTTGCAGCACGGCGCTGCTTCTTGCGCTCGTTAGACTTCGCGATCTCCTGCTCGTCAGGTGCCGTCTTGGGCGTCTCGGCCTTGACAGTATCGGGCGGGTTCCAGCCAAACAAGTTCAACGGATCTGACATCTTCTTTGCTGACTTCATGACTATAGCCCTGTAGGTGGTTTGGTGGGTGCCTTGACCGCTGTGGCAGCGGTGCGTTTCTTCTTGGTCGCAGCGTCGTCTTCGATGTACTCACTCTTGCGAGGACTATGAGCGGTGACGACGGGCGCCTGCTTGAACATTTCGGTCATGATGATGCCTCCAAATACTCGCGATTATTGCGCACGGGTCAGCGTCTGTCAAACCGTGACGCGCTGCGCTTCTGCCTGTTGACCTTGGGTGGACGCCACTCCTGCTCCGCCTTGGCGGTGATCTGTGGGAATAACTCAGTGAAGCCCCACACCACAGCATCCGCACGGTCAGGGGACTTGAGGCCCATGTAGCCGCCCATGGTCATGGCACACTGCTGGTCCTCGATCTCCGGGAAGTAGCCGATGTGGTGGATCTTCTTCTGCTCGTACAGCGCTGCGATAGGCTCGGCCCGTACCACCTTGCCGCGGGATGCTGTGACCAGCTTGAAGGGCACCTTGTCATCCACGGCGTGCACGATGGCTCGCACCATGTCGCCACCAAAGTTCTGCTCACCGACCACGCGGTCCGCACTGTGGCGCCGGTAAGCCTCGACGGCAACCTTGCCCCACTCCTCGGGTGAGTAGCGCCCGCTGAGGTCTTCGATCAGGTAGCCCTTGTTGTCGGTACCCAGTGCAACCACGACGATGCCGATCTCATCCGACCGGGTGTCCTCAGGGCCTGAACAGCCACTGGGGTCAACAGCCACAATGACGCGCAGCCACTGTGGTAGCGTGCCCTCCTGACCCAGCACACGGTTCTGTGCGAGCAGCTCCTCGGTCCACAGCGCGCCGTCCGTATCGTCGGCGAATCGTCCCAACAAGAACCGGTTGCGCGCCTTCTCTGGCAGGGCGTCCAGCATCTCGAGGTACTTCTCGTCAAGGTTATCACGGTTGTCCGCGGGGTTGATCAGGAAGAAACCATAGTTGAATGGGTGCTTGAGGGCCTGCTTGGTCTCTGGGTCACGCTTCTCGACGTGTCGCAGGTACGTCCAGTGCTTCTTGGACGGTGGGTTGAAGTCGTAGTATGCCTTGAGCACGAGGTTGTCGGTCTTCTGCGCCAGACGGGTCAGGGCCAGCACCACCGAGAACCATGGGATCTGGCTGCACTCGTTGAAGTACAGGGTCGCGAACTCTTGCCCCAGAATCTTCTCGGTGCGCGCCGTGTCGTCGAGACCACCGAACCATATCTCGCTGCCGTTGGGCAGGGTCAGGAACCAGTCCGTCTTGTTGAGCATCGACTCGCAACTGGGCAGCTCTGGGAAGCACAGGGCAAGCACCTTGGGCAGCGTGTCGTAGACGATGGACGCCTTGATGGCGTTGAACCGGAAGCGGAAGATGGCGTGCCGTGACTTGGCAGCCTTGAGCGCACGGATCACAACGGCCCGTACGAGTAGGAATGTTTTACCGGACCGTGACCCACCGCCCAAAGCGACGTGGGTCGCGTCCGATACCATCACATCCATCGCTTTGTCTTGAGCCTTGGTCAGCTCAAACGTCAAAGCAAGGCGTCCTTGCCGTCAATGTGGATGTTGATGTCCTGCGTTGCCGCCTTCTGGTGTTCTTCGTAGATATTGAAATGCTTACCCAGCTCCTTGAGCGCGCCCAGTTTGCTGGAGAATTTGATCTTCTCGACGTCACCCAGCGGACCCACCTCGAACGACTCGACCGCCGCGGCGGTGTCATCGTCCAGCTGGTGGATCTGGATCCGCGCACCGTTGGCGTCGAACACCTTGCGCACGTCGACCAGTGCCATCCTGCCCAGCTCGCGAATCACATCGTCGCGTGTCGCCTCCTGTGCCGCCGTCTGGGGTTGCATCAGCTCTGCCACACGGATCTGCACATCGATGCGCTTGAGCAGCTCTGACCCGGCGTTGTGGGCCGACGCTTTAGGCATGCCCGCACGGATCGCAGCCTGAGTAGCGTTGAAGTCAATCACATACTCTCTGCAGAACCGTTCGTGCTTAATGCTTTTTAATGTCATCGTCTGATACTAAACGACCGACGCGTCAAGTCAATACCTTACCCACCACCCACAATCAAAAGCGTCCAGTGTTTCCTACAGGGTATTTCGTAACCCCTTGATTCCTTTACTTATTAATATCTATACCCAGTACACCCAGTAAAGTCATACTAAGGAACTGAGTAACCCCTGTATCATTAACTATATATAGTAATATAATATATGATATGATTCATACGTTGGTCCCACCCTGAGTACTGAGAATCACTGGGTATTTGGGTAAACTTTTTCAATCACGCTGTATCCCTTGCCACATAAGGGCTGCAGCACACCCCGCAGGAGAGTTAAAATGGTCAAAATTAATAGAGTGATGGGTAAAAATTGCGATGCTCACGGTCATAAGAACATCAGAGTATGGCATGGCTTCCCCCACAGTTGCGCACAGTGCATCGCTGAGACCTACGTTGGTGATCTACGCAAGCAGCCAATGACGTCAGGTAGCGTCAAGGCGTCTCACAAAGTCTGCAGCAACGGTCCTCATCTCAAGGTTTTCAACATCAAAGACCCCAAGCGTTGTGTTGTGTGCAACCCGAACTCGCGAGACACCGGCATCGACACTCACCCTGAGACGCGCACCAGCGACTGGTACATACCCGACGTGCCGTGCTTTATCTGCGCAACACTGGCGGCTCGTCACGTCGATGGACGGTGTCAAGGTTGCGACTCG